CATGCAGCCCTGTACTACCCATGGATTGAGGTTCCGACCACAGTTAATGGCGTAACACGCTTTATCCCACCAGTTGGCTACGTTGCAGCAAAGAGAGCAACTGCTCATAACCAGACTGGCTCACATGTTCCAGCTGCTGGTTTGCTCTCAGCATCACGATTCGTTGCTGGCGTGAAGACCGACATCGATAAGACAAACGGAGACTCGCTTGATGACAATTGCGTCAATGCAATTAGAATCATTCAGAACTCTGTTCGAATCTACGGTGCACGCTCATTGTCAGCCGATGACGAGAACTTCAGATACATCACAGCTCAAGACACCGTGAACCATGTTGTTATTGAGGCTGGCAGAAGCCTTGAAGACCTCGTCTTCAGCACGATTGACGGAAGAAACACAATCTTCAGCGCAATCGAGTCACGACTCATTGCAATTCTTTCCCCGCTTCGCGACATCGGAGCCTTGTTTGAGGCATTTGATGCAAACGGAAGAAAGATTGACTCAGGTTTCACCGTTCGATGCGATGCAAAGCTCAACCCAGTTTCACAGCTTGCCGGTGGCACTGTGAAGGCAAAAGTTGGTCTTCGTGTGAGCAGCGTCGGCGACAAAATCGAAGTCGACATTATCAAGTCAAACCTTACGGCGTCAGTCGTCTAACGGAGGAATAAAGCATGCCAAATACAAAAGTTTCGCAAAGGCAAGTACTTGGAAGTATTGTGCCAATTAACCAGACACACCCTAAGTGGACAAACTTTAAGTTCGCTCAGGTCTCTGGTGGTGAAATAACTGCCTCCGTTGAGAAGATTTATGAAGGCGGAAAGCTTCGCCCGACAGTTCTTTGTGCTCCATCAGAAATTGGTGACATCACACTGACAGCTCACTACGATTCAGACAGAGTCGCATCAGAGCTTGGAACTGGAATCGCAGAGAAGATTGCTCGTCTCCGCCCACTCGTTGGTCGCGCAGAGTACGACGTAACAGTTCAGGTTTTTGACTGCGACCTTGCAGTTCCTGGTACTGACCGCGTTTACTACAAAGCCCTTCTTGTTGGAATCACAGAACCAGATGGCGACTCATCATCAGGCGCACCAGCAACATTTGCTCTGACATTTGCAATCCAGGACGTTGAATCGCCAACAGCCTAGTTTATTTAAAACTAGACAAAAAGTAGTTGCACTAGCTCTCACTATCCATGTGGTAGTTTTTGCCCCATGAGCGACAACAGCCTTTACAGCACAGAAGTAGAAGTTCCAGTTTCACCAGCAAAAGCAAAGCAGGCTAAAGCAGAAGCTGCCCCGAAGGGCGATACTGCATTAGACCGACTTCGTGAAGTTATTACCAAGAAGGTAGAACGCACGGTTGTTTTGCTTGAAGTCCCAGAACGTCCTGGTGTTCATGTTCGCATTAGTCCGAACATCACCCAGAATCAAATGCGCAACTGGCGCAAAGCATCTGGTGAAGATTCACGAAATGGTCTTGATGCAACGAAGTTCGCATGCATGGTTATCGGACACACGACTGTTGGTATCGAGATTGATGGCGAAGAAGTGTTTGATGAAAACGGAAATGAAATCACATTTGCTTCACCGCTTCTTCTTGAAATGACCGAAACATCACGTCCACTTCCAGATTGTGTTAGAGCATTCTTTGGTGTAGACCCACACGTCGAAGCTGCTGCATTAGCAATTCTTGATGCCTCTGGCTACTCGGATACGGTTGATGCCGTGGACCCCTCGAAGGGGTCTTCGACGAACTAGTCGATTCAGCAGAAATTAAAACAGCTGCTCGACTTGGAGAACTGTTCGGGACAGACCCCGTAAAAATCCTTCAATCAGACGACATTGACTGGATGATTAGGCTCGCCTGTGCTAAAGTTATATCTAACGACCGCGAAGAGCAAGAGCGAAAGTCGAAGACTCAGCAGGCTTAGACTGCATAGCTCGGCCGCTTTTACACTCACGTGACTTAAAAACTCACATGGAGCAGTAAAGGTATGGCAGACGAAAAAATCGTCATAAAAATTGATGTAGACGCAAGGACTACTTCGATTGAAAAAACAACGCAGGCAATCAAACGCCTTAAGCGTGAGTCAGGCAAATTCTCTTCTGGCCGTAGTGACGTAAACACCTATCTAGACAAAATGGATAAGGGTTTAACTAAAAGTACCAATAAGCTTAAAAGGCACTTTGACTTTGTGGATAAAGGTGTCAAAGCTTTTGGTGGCGTGCTAAAGAAGTTTGTATCTGTAGCTTTAAAGGGAATAATCTTAGAAATGGCTGCTCTTGGCGCAGCAATGCTTGGAGTTCATGCCTTATTTGTTGCTGGCAAATTTCTAGCCAAGGCATATTCAGGGGCAATGCAAATACTTGCTGGCGGTGCCGCGGCCGCAACAGTGGCAATAGCGACGGCTGCCGCTGCAATACGCGAACAGCAGGCAGCAATGTACGCATACCGTGGGAAGGGCGCTAAAGAGCTTGGTTCTGGGTTAGACCAGGCACGAGCAGGAATGCGCGCCTTGCAAATGGATGCAGACCTAGCCGGTCTAGGTGTTGCTGCACTGAATAAATCATATGCCGTCATGTCGAAAACAATGAGCACACCACAAATCAATGCAAGTACTGGTTTGTTTAAGGGCCTTATGGACTTCGGCTCCGCCGGTCAGGACCCAGCAGCCGCAGCAGAAAAAGTTGCAGCAGTAATTGAATCTCTGTCAAACTCGAAGAAGAGTCTTTCTGATGTTAAAGCTGCTGCAAACGCCGTTGGTCCAGAAATGGCAGAAGCACTAAAGAAAGCAAACGTAAAAACAAAAGACCAACTCAAGCAATTGATTATGTCTGGAAAGCTTGCAGAATTTGGCGGTGTTGCAGGACAGTTTGATGCTGTAAATAATACTCTTATTGGCAAAGTTAAAACATTCTTTAATTTAATAAAGGGTCAATTTGCTGACTTCGGACAAGGATTTCTAGAACCGGCAAAAGTAGCAATGCAAAAAATATTTAATATCATCTCTCGCGATATTAGAAAGTTGATGGCTACAACATCAGCATTCGGCACCGGAACATTTATGGACTCGCTGGTTTCTGGTGTCGATAAGGTCAGTTCATTCATGGTGAATGTTATTGAAAAATGGCTACCTAAAACGCAAGGATTCTTTAGCAGGATAAGCAATTGGTGGGATTCATTTACCGGCGGCTGGAAGAGAATGGTCGATTCCATTTTCTCCAATTTGGGCAGCGATAAAACAGGGCGGAATCGACAACCTAAACAACTTCAGAGAAGGATTACTTGAAAACGAGACCGAAGTTATTGAGTTTGGAAACAGAGTAGGCGACCTTATATCTGGCATTTCAGATTTTGCTCAAGGTCTGAAGAATGCATTCTTCGATATATTGCCAATAATCAATGACGTAGTTGGTGGTCTAACTATGATGTTTAAGCAAGCTGCTGGATTTATGACGATGTTTAGTGGTAAGGGTTCGTTCTTGAGTCTCCTTCCAATTTTGACAATGTTCCTTGGCGGGAGAAAAATGTCCGCCACAAAGGGCGGGTTTATGACCGCTGGGAGCATGGGTCTTCAGAATATGAACGTCCAAGCTGCAAACGTGAATATAAATGGCGCAGGCCCTGGTGTTGGCGGACCAAGGGCCCCTGGTGGCGCGGCTCCAGGTCCGTCTTCAGGAAGAGTAACCGCCTCGCAAGCAGCGAAGATGAGCTCTGCTCAGCGCGGCGGGTTGTCTCCAAGACAGTATATGCAACAACAAAATTCTTTAATTGCAAGTCAGTTGACAAATACGAATACACAATACAACTCTACTGCCACACCTTATCCAGGAATTGCCATGACTCCAGCATCCGGTCCGCTCGGAACAATGAATCCATTTGTTCCCGGAACTGCTTATGATGATGCAAAAAAGAAAGGAGGAAGATTCACAAGATTGAACCAAGCTCGCGGAAAATATAGCGACTTTGCAAATAAGCAAAGATATGTGCGAAGCAGCTCGCAGTACGGTGGAAAACTTTTTGGCAATGAACAAACAGGTCAAAAAGGCATAAATAACAGTATGACTGCAAAAATGGGGACCGCAATGGCTCTCAGTACTATGAGTCAATTCGCACCGGAAGAAATGCGTGGAGCAATGGCTCTCGGTGGTGCCGTTGGTGCATTCAACCCACTAGCAGGACTTGCCGTTGCAGGAATCGGCGGTGCCACCCAGGCTCAGGGCGCCGGTAAGGGTGCTTTGTCCGGTGCAATGGGTGGCGCTGCAATGGGTGCATTCTTTGGACCGGCCGGTATTGCCATCGGAGCAGGAATAGGACTGCTTGCTGGCGGAATTATGGGTGGAATAAATAAGCTCAGACAGCAAGCAAAAGAAGCGAAAGAGTCGATAAAGAGCACGGTAGGAAGCGTTCTGACTGGAATAATGACAGAACGTTCAGTTGAGTTTGAAGATAATTTGAATGCCGTAAATCGTGGTGGAATTACTAAAGGACGCCGTGGCTCTCTTGAAGGCATCGGAGCAGAATTTGTTTCAAAAACAAAACCGCTAGGAGAAAAAGCCAAGCAAATAAGACCAGGAGATATTCGCGGCTCAAGAGATTTTCTACAAGATATTTTTAAAAACCAAGCTCAATACGGAATCAAAATGACCGAAGACGAGCTGAAGAAGGCACTTAAGGACCCAAGCAGCTCGATACGTGAGTTCACAAAACAAATAGAAGAGCGTGGCAAAGCATTTACGATGCTTGACGATGTAAATACTCAACGTCTTGACATGCTTGAAAAAATGAGTGGAAAAACAAGACCAGAACTTGAAGCACTGGCAAAAGACTTAGGTGTAAATCTTTACGACGCAACAATAAAGTTCGACGAGATGGTTACAAAGTTGAAGATAAATATGTTGCGTTCAGCCGATGAGATGAAAGCGGCGAACATGAACGCGCTTCTTGATTCAACGAATGTCTTTGATGCGGCAATCAAGCAGATGGAAGCAACATACGCGATTGATGCAAAGTCAAGAACCCTTAAGGACCAATTTGATGCTGGGAGCCTAACGGAAAAAGGCGTTCTTCAGTACATGCAGTCGCTACCTTCCGACTTAGCCGCCCTCTACAAGGGAGATGCCGTAAAGGCATTCTATGAAACAAGAAGGTCTGTTGGGACCGCTGAAGGAAGCCAATTCCAGACCGGTGGCGCGCTCGAGGGTATGGCCGATGTTTTCTTGAAGAATCCAATATTCCAGGATTACCTAAAACAATCTGAAACAGCATTAATCAATACTGGCTCAGAACAAGTTGGAGCACTTCTAGCTAAGTCTGGATATGCAGCAGACAAGGGAGCAATCACGTCTGCAATTTCAGGACTAGAACCTGGAAAACAAGAAGCATTCTTGACTGCACTACAGAACGGAACACTCCCAGGAATGTTCTCTGATAAGACCGACGCCGCAGGAAGAAAACAGTCTGGCGGTGGAATAACAGCAGTTCTTGCTCAGCTTGGAATGGACCCAGCAACACTTGAAAAGATTCCAACCGAGCAGCTAGACGCAGCAACAAAAATGGATGAGGCTAGTACTGCATTTAAAGATGCCGTTCAGCAGTACGTTGACAACACCGCAAAGTTCTTCGGCCCTGATGCAGCAAAACCAGATTGGTGGTCAAAAGAAGCAATGAGTGAGATTATGGGTGGAGATACATCTTCTCCAAGAGGAAAAGGAATCGGCGACACTACATCTTCTCGCCTCGCGCAGACGATGGGTCGTCATGCTGCAATGAATGGCCAACTCACTGGAACTAGAACAATAACTTCTGCATACAGGACAATGGGTCTTGGCTCTCCGAGTTCAGACCATGTGACTGGTCGCGCATATGACCTTGTCGGACAGAACCTTGGTGCATATTCAAAGCTTGTTCATGCAAACGGTGGTTTTGCTGAATTCCACGGGAATAATGCAAATAGGCATCTCCACGTCGTTCCGGGTCCTGGCGGAATGGGTGACACTACAGTTCCATCGTTTGGAAAGATGCCACAATCAACGCCAGCCAGAAGCGGCTCAAGTGTTACAAACAACATCACCGTAAATGGTGCTCCTGGCCAATCTCCTGACGCAATCGCTGCTGCAGTAATCCAGAAAATTGAAGCGCGAGAGAGAAATATCAGGGAGCGTAGATAATGACAACAGGAGATACAGTTGGGCCATATTACACAGGCTCTATTCACTATCTGCAAATAAGACGGCTCAGCCTTGAGACGGTGGGTAGCTTTTATAAGGGATATCAAATAAAGGGTTTATTTAAAGTCACTGACTCCAGGCTCGCGAAACCGGACGAACCAACAGGGGCTGGTTGGCTTAGATTGAACAACAAGCAATACTGGAATCCATTTCCACTTTACTCAAAATACATTGAAGAATACAATGTTGGCGACGAAATGGTTCAACAGGTATACGAACTTAGGTCAACTAGCGCAAACACCAATGACCCAAGTGGGGTGAGTGTTTCTAATCTCGCAATAACAAACACGCAAAGCAGACCTGGATATACTTTTGTTGATGTTGGCACATCAAGATTGTTTCAATCTTCAATATATAGGGCAACATTTCAGTACGTTCAGTGGTCGGAGCTCAGCAAGGGTGGCGTTTCTTCAAATGCAAAAGGAATAAATCCATACGGTGGGAACTCGGTTCAAGTGTGGGTCAAGGTAACTGGGGATGGAGCAACCGCAGACAGTGGTGCTACATACTGGTATCACCCATTGTTTCAAAAGTTCTTTGTAATACCATCTAGCGTCCCATATTTGATTGGGGCTGTTGGCAATACGACTAAAGACTCACTGCAAGAGGGTAAAATACTTGCATTAATTGCTCAAGGAAACACCAGGGCACAAGCAATTGCTCTTATTGAATCACCTCCCCCAACGCCAGGTTCTCCCGGCGCAGGAGGTGGTGCTGGTGCTGGAGGTAATGGAGGAGCTGGGTCTGGGGGCACTGGCGGGAATCAAAATGGCAGTCAGTCAGAGCAGTCGTCTGCCCCGAAAGCTGCAATAAAAGCTACTGTTCGCGTTCGCGGCAACTTCGGATTTGTCGCACCAGGTGAGCCAGAGGGTGGAGAGCCGCAAATGGTTCAGTACTACAAGTCTGGAGACAGCCAACTACAAACAACTGCTAGACATTATTTCCTTCCAAAACCCAATCAGGTCAATTATCAAAACCTTGGTTCAGAATGGACGGAGATAGAAAGAGTTGGAAGAATACCGTTGGTTGACTGGAAGAACTATAGGTTGATGAAAGTCTCCTTTCAGTTTTTGGTTATTCCAGACAATACCTACAGAACTGGAGCATTCGGAGAAACCGCAGACGATGGAATAACATTCTCGATTGACGAAAAGCTGGAGAATCTTAGGAATATGGCGGCTAGGCCTTACCCGGTAATACTTTACGGATTCGACGACCTGCTAATAAATGCAAACCCATTTTCTATGTCAACTGGGGCAGGTGTGCAATTCGTAATAAACGATTTAACAATATCCTCTTTAATAAGAACTGAAACTGGTTCTATAAATAGGGCTACGTGCGACATAACACTGCAAGAAGTACCAATTGAATACATAAACATTATTTCACTGCCAAAACTTGTTCCAGGGCAGATAATTCCTCCTGCACCAACTATCGCGACACCAGGATTTGGCGAGCGAGATTCATTTGTAGATAGAACAAAGAAGTATGGGTAATGGCTACAAATTTTCAGTATACAAGTCCTGATATTGGTGCTTATTCTGGAAACGTGCCAAATACTGCTGGCAAAATTTCAATTGGCTCATTATCCGATGGAGTTATGACCAACATTGACCATTCAATAATTTCGGTCAGCGTCGAATACACCATGAATCAATCATCACAACTTAGTTTTGAGGTTGTAGAAACTATGAATACTGATTATTCTCAAATTGCAGAGGCTGAAAAAACATATCCAAGAGTTCTTGAGTTTGCGGAAAATAACTATTTTCAAATTGGTAGAGATGTTATTTACGAAACAACAACTTTAAACGAAATAGACAACACAAATAATTCTGGCATAAACTTAATAAAACAAAAACAACTTTTTGAGATAGCTTCACTAACATTTGCGCAGGGTCCTGGTGGAAGCCCGACTTGGCAGGTCAAGTGTTATTCAAAAGCAATACAGCAAATGAAACGTGACAGAAATCCAGGAACAGTAAAAGGAACTGGAAGCGCATTCGTAAAAAATGCAGCAAAAAAGTACGGATTGAAATACTTTGGAGAAGAGACTTCAAAGAAGCAGGTGGTAACAAAAGCAACTGGAGACAAACAAGCTGACTCTTTGTGGGACGTTCTGGACCGACTTGCTAAAGATGCAAAATTCGTAGTTTACGAAGTTGATGGGTTTTTAGTATTTGCTTCAGAAAAATATCTTCTGCATAAATGGGGGATGGACAGTGGAGACACTGTTCGAATTTGGAACAAGAAAAAAACAAGGTTTGAACCAAAAGGGACAAAATACATACCCCTTCAATACCCTGCTGTTGGAAAGGGCGCACCTGGATATTTCTTTGCCATGTCATACCCAACAATAAATGTTTCTACAAACGACCCTAGATACGGTGATGGCTCAATAACAGTAGATAGACAAAATGGAACACAAATACGACCAGGGATGACGGCGTATGTAGGAAATGTGCCAAGCCTTAACGGATACTACCTTATTGATTCTGTAAGTTTTTCCGACAGGACTCCAGACCCAGTTACGGTTAGCTTTAGAAAGCCAACACTTGAGCCAAAAGAAGAAAAAGAACTCCCAGTTGGCGTTAGGTTCTTGCAGACAAACGCCGAAAGACCTATAGCCACAAGAGTCACACCGAGCACGGTGCAATCAGCCCCAAACGGCGCTTACTTCCCCCTTCCGACACAAGCAACAGAAAATAATTTTGCATCCACGTATCCGCGAATGAAGAGCGGTTTGATTTCAATAGGCAATATCCCTCTTTACTCAAGGCCAGTACTAACTTTTAACGGAGAACCAAAAACAACATTCTCAATCACAATATTTCAAAAACCGGATTTGACAATCAATCCAAATGGATGGAAGCCTGGGAATACGGCTGTCCTCATAACACCAATATGGACCGTTGGTGGTTTTGCTGTTGAGCTAACAGAGGCAGAAGCAATTGCTAAATACCTTTCTGATGGATTATTTTTAGCAAAACTAGACAGTCCTGCTAATGCAAAAAAATATGCAGACTTTATTCATAGGCAGCAGATAGAGATATTGCGAGTCAGGTTCCCTGAAATCGACTACCACAACGGTGGCGTCTACCCAAACACGGCTGGTTTGACATGAGTAATTTGAAAATTATGAACCTTCATTCATTTATGCACTTTAATGTAAACTTTACTTGTCAAACTCGAAGAAACAAGGTTTAACATGGGTTCCCCAGATATTGTAAACAGAGAAAAAGGCTCATCTCACCCGCTTAGGCCTGGGAAGTTTTATAGCGGAACAGTCACGTATGTGGACGCATCTGGCCGTGTCACGGTAAATGTCAAGGCGCTTGGCGCCACATTTGGTCCGGTAACTCCGGTTGGTGTAACAACTCTTAACAAGATGATAAAAGGCGACATTGTAACCTGCACGTTTACAGATGAGTTTTTTACTGACCTAATAGTTTTTGGCTCATCAAAGATAAAAGCTGATGTATTTGCTTCTAAGACAGTTGTAGAAAATCTACTGTCGACAATAACTAGCCTTCAAAATCAAATCATCGTCTTGAATCAGCGCGTAACAGCATTGGAGAACGCGTAATGGACATGATTAAATTCCCAGTAAAGTTTGACAGAAGCGGTTTCCAGAAGCACAGCGACGGAAGCGAAGACTACTACGCCCAGCTTCTGACCATATCAATTCTTACAGAGCCAAGAACACATGTCTTCTCTCCTCGTTTTGGAGTACTTGACCCATCGTTCCGCGGAATCGACAAAGGTGTATTTATTTTGAATGCGGCAAGATTCGTGCCTGAAGTACAAATAACAAATCTAAACACAAACATAAACACAAATGGAAATGAAATGAAAGTTGAGTTTTCGTTTAGGGTAAAAGGCGAGGTTGGCTAATGGCCGCAGATTTTTCTAGATATATCGACCTAAGTATTTTCGATGCTGAACCTGGTGATATTTACTTCGATGCAATAGAAATTGCAAGATTAACCCTGCCCGAGTTTAACCTGCGTGTTGGAACACCAGAAGACGCAATATTCCAAGCAGCAGCATATATAAGTTCATTGAATATTGCATCAGTTAATCGACTTCCGGACAGATTGATGGAAGGGATAATTAATATTCTTGGCTACTCAAAGCAGCAGGCAGTTGCCGCTGAGGTCGATGTAACAATAACTCTCGATTCTTATTCCGGTGGAACCGTACCTGCTGGAACGATATTTAGCTATGAGACATTGTTCGAAGATGAAGTAACAGAATTTGCTTTTCAGACTGTTGAGACACTCGTCATTGAGGGAATTGAAAACCCTGGTGAAGAGGATGAGCTACCTAGCGCTTCTGTGACTGTATCATGCCTCAGCCCTGGAGTAATCCCACCGATAACAACCCCAGGTACCGAGCTTAGCGTAATTAGTGCTGGAACAAACATTCTGTCTGTTGAAACTTTTGCAAACTTTGCCAATGGAATTAACGCAGATGAGGATTCTGACTATCTCTCCAAATCTGCAACATATCTGCGCTCATTGAGCTCGGCGATAAATAAATCCTCACAGCTAGATTCGTACATACTATCTAGCTACCCAAGCGTCGTCAGCCGAGTCAAATCATACGACCTGACTGACGGGGACACAGGACTCGGCGATATCTCTGTTCCAAGAACAGCAAATATCGTAACAACATTTCTTAATACCGAGCTGGCCACAGTTGAAACTGATGAAAATCATTTGTTCGTCATCGGAGATGTTGTTTATTTGGAAGGCTGTGGAGCTTCTTTTAACGGTCAAAAAACAGTTACTGGAACATCGGATACAACATTTTCATTTGTAAGCGCATTCTCGAACTCTGGGAGCACATCCGTTACCGGAACAGCATCTGCCGGGATTGAAAATCCTGGCAACGTAGCCGTATTTACTTATGGTCTGAATACGTTTTTGACACAAACAGAAAAAGAAACAATACTTCTAGACATTACAGATAGGTCTGTTGCTGGTCTTTCTTTCAATATACTTGACGCAAATTTGTTAACAATGGAGCTGGTTGCGTCAATAGTCCTCGACCCTGCGTTCGTGCAAGAAACATTGCAGGAGAATATTGAAAATAATATAATTTCATACCTGTCGCCTGCTGAATTTCCTTATACGGATGACAGAGTAAGAAAAACACGCCTTATCTCCCTGATTAGCAATATTCCTGGCGTTGTTTACGTTGAGTCCCTGTCAATAACTGGGACAAACGACGGATGGTTGCCGCAGTTCGGAGACGATATTTTGTTCTTGGACAAAGGGTCGCTTCCACTAATTTCAGCAGAAGATTTGACCATAACATACACATTGGCTCCCGAATAACATGGCTACAACAGTAAATCTTTTATCGGCCAATAGCGCACTACTTAGGTCTACATCAGCAAGCGTTAGCATCCCCATTTCTTCTTCTGGAACAGAATGGGTAACCACCAACAGCACGCTTAGCATTATCCCAACAGAGTTCATTACGAACCTGAGATACGTATTGCGTGTTGCACCATCCGGGTCCGGCGACGTAACAATCATTCTTGACGAGCAGCTTTTGAGACTTTCCGAGAACGGAAAAACACTATCCTTTAACGCAAAAGTAAGACCGTCATCAGAGTGCACCGTGACAGCTCAGCTCGTTGTAGATGGCGAAACAGCTGCCGAACCTTACCAGCAGACTTTGTCAGGTGGGCTATATGGCTCGATTCAGTCCAATACGGTTGTGGTTCCTGATGGCGAAGAAGCGCACAGTGTATCTGCGTCAATAACAGTATCGGGACACGGTGGTGGAAACATATTCCTCACATACCCAAACCTTATTGATGACAGAGCTTTTTACAATAATCAATATATTTCTCTAGCAAGAAACTTTATGCCAGATTTCTATTGGGAAATAGATAGCGCACAGCAGCATCCAACCGCCCCATTCCACAAACTACTAGACATACTCACATCAGCTTCTAACGAAGTTATGAATGAATATAAGGAAATCTACCCATTTGAACGTGATGAAATTACAAATGCAGTAGAACTTGCTGAACCAGTGGTGAACAGCGCTCTTGTGAACCCTGCATTCGTAAAAGATAAATACGTTAACTGGCTTTCACAATTTACAGGTTCTACCGTTCGGAAGAACATATCAAAAGCAGATGGGTCACGATTCTTTTCAAACTACGCAGAAGAACGAGCTTTTATCGAATGGCAGCTGCTTACTTCTTATTACGGACGAAGCGCTGGGACCAGGAGCGCGCTGATTAATTCAGCCAGACAGGTTTTGATTTCCACCAAGGACGACACTGAACCAACCAAAAGCGTTTCTATAACCCCAAATTACGATGGAGATAATTGGAGCTTTCTCGTTAGAACCTTAGAGAACGAAACACCAGACGCGTCTAATGGCGAGTCAAGCTTTTTAGTTCTTGCCGCCATGGAACCAGCAAGACCGATGGGTTACAAGATTTTCCACGAGACGATTGATGAGTTTTACTTAACTCTTGACGATATTGCGTTTGGACGTCTTTCAGAGATAAGACTTGGTGTAGTTGTCGCCCCCACAGACGCCCCAGACAGCATTACGGTGCCCTCTGTGACGTCAACAACTG